GACCACTTTTCCCAGCCTACAACATGTCAAAGTTGCAGACTGTCCTCGGCTGTGCCGCTGCTGGCTCCCTGGCAGCGTATGCAGTGTACCGCTACTACACGCGCCCTCAGAAGGTTGTTCCTGTGGAGGTTGAGCGGGAGGTCCTGGTGGCCGGTGAGGTCCAGGAGTCAGGCGTAGATGTCGCCTATGACCCTGAGATCCCGGATGGTCGCCACCGGTTCGCCTATTATATGGGCGGCCTCGCCAAAGGTGAGTTTGGGCTGCTGGAGCGTACCAAGGCCAACAAGCTGGTGGTGCAGCACTGGATCCGGGACAAGATGAAGGAGCACGGAGTGCGTCCTGCACACATCCCGAACTTGCTGCCCATCGCGGTTGCTGTGGCCTTCTTGCCTACCAAGGCAGATAAGCTCGCAGCACAGATCCTGGCGAGTGGGACTATGGCGGAGAAGGAGAACGAGGCAACTGGCTGGGGCCATTGGGTGGGGAGCATGTTCTCCCGCAGGGTCCGGAGGCCAGTGGAGTGGGCCGCTAAGTAGGGGTGCCTCACTTGGGAGGCTGGCGTAACCACTGCTGTCAACTATGTTGGAGCAGTTTCTGGGTTGCCAGTCCAGGTATTCCAGGGAGGTTCCTCGAAGGTGCGGACTGTGTTTGGTTTAGGTGGGGTTTCCAACGCGGTGCACTTCGGTGTCCACAATAATAACCTCACCAATTTGCTGCGCGGCATCGTTGAGCGGGTTTTCCGTGTGTCAGGACCTGATGGCCTGGCTCCCCCGCCTAAGCCCGCGGAAGGTGTGTTCAGGACTCGTCTTGCCGAGTTTAAACAGCAAGTGCGGCGGTATCTTCCAACTGCCACCCGTGTCTCCATGGAGCAATTCGTGGACATGTACACTGGTCGTAGACGGACGGTATATGCGCAAGCAGCCGAGAGCCTCCTCACCTCTCCGGTCAGCCGCAAAGATGCATACCTGTCCACCTTTGTGAAGGCTGAGAAGGTGAATTTCACTTCAAAGCCGGATCCAGCACCCCGGGTCATTCAGCCACGTGGCCCGAGGTACAATGTGTCTGTCGGTGTGTTCCTTAAGCCTCTGGAGCATCTGATATACAAGAGTATTGCACAAGTATGGGGGGGGACGACCGTGATGAAGGGCCACAACGCGCACAGCACTGCGGCTGAGTTGAGGGTGATGTGGGATTCTTTCCGGGACCCTGTGGCCGTGGGGCTGGATGCCAGTAGATTCGACCAACACGTGAGTGCTGATGCGCTCCGGTGGGAGCATGGCATCTACTTGTCTTGCTTCGCTGGCAGCGACCGCACCGAGTTGCGGCGACTGCTGGAGTGGCAAGTGGAGAACAAGGGCTTTGCTAGGGCCAGTGATGGCCTAGTAAAGTACACAGTCTCCGGCTGCAGGATGTCCGGGGACATGAACACCGCCCTCGGCAACTGCTTGCTGATGTGCGCCATGGTGTGGGAGTACTGTAGGTTACGCGGAGTACAGGCACGCCTCGCGAACAATGGCGACGATTGTGTCGTCATTTGCGAGCGTGGCGATCTGGGCAAGTTTAATGACGGCCTGGGCCAGTGGTTCCTGGAGATGGGGTTCAACATGAAGGTCGAGCCAGCTGTGGACGTTTTCGAGCGGATTGAGTTCTGCCAAACACAGCCGGTTTATGATGGCGAGCGGTGGGTGATGTGCCGCAAGCCGAGTATCGTGTTGGCCAAGGATTCAGTGAGCCTGCTACCCATGACTCAGGGGAAGACTGCGTACCGGTACTGCACTGCTGTGGGGGAGTGTGGAATGTCACTCGCGGGGGGGTTGCCAGTGCTCCAGGAGTTTTACAGCGCACTCATGCGCTGCGGCGCAGGGGCCAGGTTTGAGGGGGCGGTTGCCCAACTCGAGTCTGGCTTTGCTCGGCTAGCTACCGGTATGCATCGCGAGTACCGCTTGGTGTCGGCTGAGGCGAGGTACAGCTTCTGGCTAGCTTTTGGCATCTTACCGGATGCGCAGGTCGCTATGGAGGACTACTATCAGGAAGTGGGCCTCGACCTGGCATCGTGCGTCCCCAGGGAAAACAAATTTGACTATACTTTTCCAGACCTAACTTTCAAGTATGACTAAGCGTAGTAATGCGCGGCGCAATCGCAATAGTTTGGCTGTTCGCGGCGGTGGGATTGGTCCTGATGTTATGAGGGCTCGCATCCGCGTGCCTCTGACGCAGGCCACTACCGAAAATGGAACAAGCCTGTCGTTGTGGAGGTTGACTCCACGGTTTTTCACACTCACCATGGAATTTTCTAAGTTCTATCAGTTCTACCGTATTAATCGGGCCACTGTGAAGTATGAGAGCATTAGCCCCATTACTTCCGCTGGTGCTGTCGTTTTTGGGTATTTCCAAAGCCCTAAGGATGCGAGCACTTGGTTTGGAGCTGGTTCTGTCTCCGAAAAGCAGGACCGCCTCTTGGCCTTGGCCCACCGTATTCATGGGCACCGCAGCCGTAATGGTCAGTTCACCCTCAATGCCTCTGAATTGATGGGCGCCACTCCGTGGAAGGATGTGGGTGTGGGTGGAACTGAGGTTTCTGATGCTCTACTTGAGGACTGTGGGTGTATTGGTGCTATGCACACTGGGGAGGCCAATGCGGTATTCGGTACACTTTTCATCGAAATGGACGTAGAATTTAAGGGCTTCGTGAACCCTATTGTAAATGCTCCATAGGCGTGTGTGTGTTGTGATTGTGTGTGGCTTGAGGCCAGTGGAGTGACTTGGGCTTGTGCTGGTGAGAGTCGGATATGCGGACTAGTCACCCGCATCTCGTCAGTGGTGGGTGCCACCCCACCGCTGCGTCCGATAACCACAAGCCGACAGTGGTAAACTCTACTGGAATTCCCGTGCGCAGAAGTGGGGCGTCTCCCCATGGAGGGCGTAGCGTACGGTCCGGTGCCTGGCCGGGTCCCAGCAATGGGAAATCACTTGCCGCAAGCCGAGTATCGTGTTGGCCAAGGATTCAGTGAGCCTGCTACCCATGACTCAGGGGAAGACTGCGTACCGGTACTG